CACAGATGGTTCGCAGATGTCCGAACGCAGTTCCCATCGGAACAGCGGTGCTTGAACACAACACCCTGTACTTCAGAGGAAGCGGCACGGGATATTATCTGACCATCGAACCGAAAATCGGCGGCAAAGTTCCCGTGGCGATTTGGGAAGTCACACCCGAAGATGAACAGGCACTTGACAGATATGAGGGCTTTCCAAGGTTTTACTACAAGCACAATTTCACCCTCACGGTCACGGCGTTTGACGAGAAAACAACAGCTGAACTTGAATGCTTTGCCTACATCATGACCGAGGGACGAGAGGTCGGTTTGCCGACACCCTATTATCTGGCAACCTGCATTCAGGGCTACAAGGACTTCGGATTTGACACGAGAATACTGAAAAGAACAGTGGAAAGGATGCGTAAGATTTTATGGAAACGAAAGAACTTAAAGTAAGAGTATGCCCCATTTGCGGACAGGAGTACACCGACCGCCCGGCAATATCGAGAACAGACGGTGAAACCCCGATCTGCCCCGACTGCGGAACAAGACAGGCTTTGGAAAGCCTCGGCATAGATACCAATGAGCAGGAAAAGATCATCACTGCAATACACCGCAGCATGGGCAGAAATACACAGAACAGTACCTGATAGTTTGTCAGATATATGTGTGCATATTGACTTGATAATACCTCCAAACTGAGTTAATATGTACACACCGAAAGGAAAACAACATCAAACGGAGGTACACACCATGGACAGACAGAACACATTTTTCGAGGGCATGAAGAGAACAGGACACGCCTGGGAGGAAAGCAGAAAGGCAAGACTGGAAAACGCAGAGAGCTTGAAAAGACCTGCGGATACGACAGCAAAGAGTACAGCACATGGCTTGCCGAGAACCCCGAAAAGCCTTTCCCTTTCAGCCACGGAGCAAGCAAAGCGTATCAGGCATGGGCAGGCAGCATTGAACACAACGCAGAAGAGTTTGAATTCAGCGACTTCCTTTGGGAGAACGAGGTGACGGACTTTGTAAGCACCCTTCGCAAGGCAGACATCACGGAATTCATTTACACGGGACACAGCACAGCCTTGATGGAGAACATTCACCAGCTTGCCGCCGAGGGCTGCACAATGACAGGACTCTACAAAGCCGAACACGAAGAACGCTGGGGAACGACCACGGTCATGGGTATCAGATTCAGCGTAAACTAACCGAACACAGCAAGACCGAAAACTCCGGAGAGCCACCCGAAAGGGTGTGTTCTTCGTTATGTACACAATTTTCCCTCCAAATAATTGTGTAGTAATCGTATTGATAAGTATCTCCGAAAGAGGTAATATACACCTACCAAAACAAAACGGAGGTTGAATATTATGACAAAGTTTGAAAAAGACCTGCTTGAAGCCCTTGACGGAAACGAAAGAGAAGTTCTGGAGAGAAGAAAAAAGGAACTCGACAGAATCTACAGCGAAGGCAGAGCCTGCAAAAACGGATACCGCAGACAGTGCCTTGCACAGGAATACAACAGACTTAAGGCTGAATACGATTACATTGACGAACAGTTTTGAAAACCCCGGAGAGCCACCCTTGAACAGGGTGTGTTCTTCGTTTATATAGATATTTTCAACAGTCGCAGAAATGCGGCTGTTTTGTTTTGGAGGTGAAAGCATATGGATCTTTCGGAAATTATGAAAGCAAGTCAGGACGCTATCGCAGGACAGCCGGAATGACGGAAAGGGTGATACTTTGAGAAAGCTGAAAAAATACACACCTACAAAATTTATGGCAAAAGGCTCGCACTATGACAAAGCCGCTGCCGATTATGTGGTGAACTTCATCGAACAGCTGCGGCATACAAAAGGCGAATTTTACAATCAGCCTTTTGCACTGATCGACTGGCAGGAACGGATTATCCGTGACATTTTCGGAACACTCCGTTCAGATGATTATCGTCAGTTTAATACTGCGTATATTGAAATATCAAAAAAATCAGGTAAGCTATTGTCACTTTCTACGCTGATACCCACTCCTCACGGCTATACAACAATGGGAGAAATCCAAGTCGGTGATGAACTTTTTGATGATAACGGTCATGTATGTCATGTCATTGCAAAGAGTCAGCTTGATTTCAGCGAACAGGCATACAAAATTACTTTCAAGGACGGTGCCGTTGTTGAAGCGGGAGAACATCATCAATGGGCAGGTGAATACACGCACGGCAAAAGGAAAAGGTGTGTGTTGACAACAAGGGAGCTTGTTCATCTGCCAAAGGACGGAAATTCATACAAGTTCAGAATACCTGTTGCCGGATGTGTAGATTATCCGCAGACGGAACTTCCTATTGAACCGTATCTGATGGGATATTGGTTGGGAAACGGTCATTCGGTAAAGCCTGAAATCACTGTAAAAACAAGTGATATTCCAACTGTTCTCAAAAACATCATGCCCTATCACAATGTAGAAACCGCATGGCAGAATGTCGGGGACAGCGTTATTTTTCGTGTGAGAGATTTGAAGTGTGTGCTTCTCCGTTCTTTCCATGATAAAGTGATACCTGAAAAATATCTGCGTTCATCCAAAGAACAGCGTTATCGCTTATTGCAGGGACTGATGGATTCCGATGGAAACATCAATGGAATCAAAGGACAAGCCGTTTACACTTCGACAGAAAAAGCCTTATCCGAAAGTGTCAGTGAACTTCTATGGAGTCTGGGCATCAAGAATGGAATATCAACCACTGAATCAACTCAGCGTAAGGATTGGAGTGCTTCAAGCTGTGAGTGCGGAAGAATCGCAACAGGCGAAACTTTGTATTATGTCAAATACACCGCTTTCGATGATATGCCTGTTGCCGGACTGGAACGCAAGCTGAAAAACAGAGTGCCGAGAAATCCCGAAACAAGAAGTCATTACCGCTACATTGACAAAATTGAAAAAATCGAAAATCACGGAATGCAGTGTATTCAAGTCGATTCTCCGTCTCATCAGTATCTGGTGGGGCGTTCTTTTTTGCCGACACACAACAGCGAATTGGCGGCAGCTGTCGCTTTGTATATGCTGTGTGCGGACGGCGAGCAGAGAGCCGAAGTTTACGGCTGTGCCGCTGACAGAGACCAGGCATCGCTTGTTTTCGATGTGGCCTGCGATATGGTTCGTCTGTGTCCTGCCCTGCGGAAACGCTGCGATATAAGACCAAGTCGAAAAACGATACTTTTCAAGCCGACCAACAGCATTTACAAAGCCCTTTCTGCCGATGTTGCTGGAAAGTCGGGTGTCAATGTTTCGGCACTTATTTTCGATGAACTGTGGGTACAAAAGGACAGAAAATTCTTTGATATGATGACAAAGGGTACTTCTGATGCGAGAAAAAATCCACTCCACTTCATCATCACGACAGCCGGAAACGATACTCATTCTATCTGCTACGAACTGCATCAAAAGGCTATGGACATCATCTCAGGCAGAAAAGTTGACCCGACATTTTATCCCTGTATCTACGGTGCGGAGGAACATGAGGACTGGACAGACCCCGAAGTGTGGAAGAAAGCAAATCCCTCACTCGGTATCACGATAGGTATTGACAAAGTTCAGGCGGCTTGTAATTCCGCAAGGCAGAATCCGGGAGAAGAAAATGCTTTCCGGCAACTCCGTCTGAATCAGTGGGTAAAGCAAGCGGTGCGTTGGATGCCTATGGAAAAGTGGGACAAGTGTGCCTTTTCTGTAAACCCAGAGGAACTTGAAGGGCGTGTATGCTACGGCGGTCTTGACCTGTCAAGCACAACGGATATTACGGCTTTTGTACTTGTATTTCCGCCGACAGACGAGGACGACAAATACTATGTACTTCCCTATTTCTGGATACCCGAAGATAACATTGACCTGCGTGTCAGACGTGACCATGTTCCCTACGATATTTGGGAACGGCAAGGCTTTCTGCAAACTACTGAGGGAAATGTTGTGCATTACGGCTATATTGAAAAGTTCATTGAACGGCTTGGTGAGCGTTTCAATATCCGTGAAATCGCCTTTGACAGGTGGGGTGCCGTGCAAATGGTGCAGAACCTTGAGGGTATGGGATTTACGGTTGTTCCGTTCGGACAAGGGTTCAAGGATATGTCACCGCCTACCAAGGAACTGATGAAACTCACGCTCGAACAGAGAATTGCACACGGCGGTCACCCTGTTCTGCGTTGGATGATGGACAATATTTTCATTCGCACCGACCCTGCCGGAAACATCAAAGCCGACAAGGAAAAGTCAACGGAGAAAATTGACGGTGCTGTGGCCACGATCATGGCACTTGACCGTGCCGTAAGGTGCGGAAATGTCAACACAGAGAGCGTTTACGATTCTCGTGGGATACTTTTCATTTGAAGGGAGATAAAACTTTATGGGACTTTTGACACGCATATTCAGGAGCAGAGATGCACCGAAAAATGCTACAGCCGGCAGCGGTTACAGCTTTATGCTTGGTTCATCGGCAAGCGGAAAATCCGTCAATGAACGGTCAGCCATGCAGATAACAGCAGTGTATTCATGTGTGAGAATATTGTCGGAGGCGATTGCAAGTCTGCCTTTGCACCTCTACCGATACACTGATACAGGCACTGCAAAAGCGACAGACCATTTGCTGTATTTTCTTCTGCATGATGAGCCGAACCCCGAAATGACATCCTTCGTATTTCGTGAAACGCTGATGACACACCTGCTTTTATGGGGCAACGCTTACGCACAGATTATCCGCAACGGCAAAGGCGATGTCTTGGCACTGTATCCGCTGATGCCGGACAGAATGAATGTTGACCGTGACGAAAGCGGTGAAATCATCTATGAGTACATGGTCAGTCAGGAAGATGCACCCATCAACAGCGGTTCTACTGTCAAGCTGTCACCAAGTGAGGTACTGCATATCCCCGGATTGGGATTTGATGGGCTCGTCGGTTACAGCCCTATTGCGATGGCAAAGAACGCTATCGGTTTGGCTATTGCTACCGAGGAATACGGCAGTAAGTTCTTTGCAAACGGTGCAACACCAAGCGGAATATTAGAGTTTCCGGGGACAGTCAAAGAGCCGGAGCGTGTGCGTGAAAGCTGGAATAAAGGCTTTGGCGGTGAGAACAAACACAAGGTTGCTATCCTCGAACAGGGAATGAAATATACCCCTATCTCCATTTCACCGAATGAAGCACAGTTCCTTGAAACGAGGAAGTTTCAGATAGACGAGATAGCCCGTATTTTCAGAGTACCTCCGCACATGATAGGCGATTTGGAAAAATCCAGCTTTTCCAATATCGAACAGCAGAGCCTTGAATTTGTAAAATACACCCTTGATCCTTGGGTAGTGCGTTGGGAGCAGTCTATCAAAAGAACGCTGTTGCTGCCCGATGAAAAAGGTGTGTACTTTGCAAAATTCAATGTTGACGGCTTATTGCGTGGTGACTATCAAAGCCGAATGAACGGTTATGCAACGGCAAGGCAGAACGGTTGGATGTCGGCGAACGATATACGAAGTCTTGAACAGCAGGATTTGATACCCGATGAGGAGGGCGGCAACCTCTACCTCATCAACGGCAATATGCTCCCATTAAAACAGGCAGGAGCTTTTTATCAGAACAGAAGGGAGGAAACTACTGATGAATAAGTTTTGGAATTGGAAGAACAGAAAGGTTCGCAACGATGCAGATGAAGAAACTACGGAACGCATACTCGAACTGCGTGGCACTATCGCAGAGGAATCTTGGTACGCAGACGATGTTACACCTAAAATGTTCAAGGATGAGCTGCTTTCCGGCAGCGGTGACATTACGGTTTATATCAACTCGCCGGGCGGTGATTGTGTGGCGGCGGCACAGATTTACAATATGCTGTCGGAATATCCCGGCAAGGTCACTGTGAAAATTGACGCTATCGCAGCAAGTGCCGCATCGGTTATCGCTATGGCAGGAGATACAGTTTTGATGTCGCCTTGTGCTGTCCTTATGGTGCATAATGTGCGTCCAGATAGGACATTTTCGATAGTAGAATAATTGGTATCTACTCCCCATAATCACGGGGAAGTCAACCTGTTTAACCGAAAGGCGAAAGCTGACACGGGAACAAAGCATGACAGGAAAGCGGTAAGTTACTCAAAGGCTAAAGAGTACGACTGAACCGCAATGACAAGGGAATATGAGGTTTAACCTGTATTTGGTGAACGTGAGGTTATATGTCCGTTACCATAGGAGCAAGGAAAATAGCCTGAAACCTTGTGTACAGCGGCTTTTGATAGGGTTGTGGTCAGAAGTGTGATTACAATGCTGTACCATGAGCAAGAGAACTTGTATTAAGTAACCGAAAGCGAAATCCGACAATTCCCATACCAAGCGTAAATGTTAACTGGAGATACCCTAAACGGAAATGCTGAAAAGCTATGGTTATGACCTGAATATTCCGCATGGGTACGGAGCGTTCGTAGTAGTCTGAGGAGGGTAATGACCCCTGCATGGCGAAGGAACGCAGTTTATACGACTTCAAAAGGCAAGTTGAAAGGGAGGAGAAGCTTCAATGAAACCAACAACTGAAATTTTGGAACGTATCAGAAAAAAGTTCAGCAAACCACAAAGACGGTGTTTTCACACGTCTATATCGCTATCTTTTGAGAGATGATGCTTACAAAATAGCATATAAAAATTTATATGCTAACCAAGGTGCAGCAACCAAGGGAACAGATAATGATACAGCGGACAGCTTCAGCCAAGAGTATATTGATAAAATCATAACGGAACTATCAAACGGTACTTATGAGCCAAAGCCTGTACGCAGAACGTACAGAAAAAAGAGAAACGGAAAGTTACGTCCGTTGGGTATTCCGTCATTCAAAGATAAAATTGTACAGGACATTATCAGAATGTATCTTGAAGCAATTTATGAACCCGTTTTTAGTGACCGTTCACACGGTTTTCGTTCGGGCAGAAGCTGTCACACAGCACTTACCCAAATTACTAAAGGCTTCAATGGTATAAAGTGGTTTATAGAGGGAGATATCAAAGGTTGTTTCGACAATATAGACCATTCCGTGTTGCTGTCAATTCTGACAACAAAAATAAAGGATTCGAGGTTTATCAACCTTATCAGAAAGTTTCTGAAAGCAGGGTATATGGAAGATTGGAAGTACCACGCAACTTACAGCGGAACACCACAAGGCGGGATTTTATCACCAATACTTGCCAATATATATCTGAACGAGCTTGATATGAAAATTGAGAGCTTGAAAAAGGCATTTGATAAACCAGCAAAGCGACTATATACACACGAATATGCAGTAAAATGTAGGCAGATAGAAAAAGTCCGAAAAGCAATTAAAGACTGTACCAGTGATGCCGAAAAAATGCTGCTTATCGCCGAAATGAAAAAGCTCAAAAAGGAGCGTTATCATCTTCCTGCCAAAGACCAGAGTGACAAGAAAATTGTATATGTCAGATATGCCGATGATTTCCTGATTGGTGTCAATGGTGCAAAGGAGGAATGCCAACAAATAAAATCTCTCATAAAAGAATATCTTGCAGAACATCTAAAACTTGAAATGAGTGACGAAAAAACAAAAATCACACACAGTTCAGATTGTGCAAGATTTTTGGGCTATGATGTTCGGGTAAGAAGAAACAGCCAGTTAAAAAGACGCTCAGACGGAGTAATACAGAGAACGCTAAACCTTTCGGTGGAGCTTCTCGTACCGTTAAAGGATAAAATAGAGCGATTTATACTTGATAACAAAATAGCGACAATAGACACTGATGGAAAATTTAAGCCAATGCACAGAAATGCACTGGTTAATAACACAGACCTTGAAATTGTAGATTGCTATAATGCTCAGACCAGAGGGATTTGTAATTACTACAGCATGGCAAGTAATTATGGCAGGCTGGATTATTTTGTATACCTTATGGAGTATAGCTGTCTAAAAACGCTTGCTCAAAAACACCAAAGAAGTATCGGGCAAATAATTGACAAGTACAGGTATGGCAAAATATGGGCTATCCCGTATGATACAAAAAGCGGAAAGAAATATATGTCCATTGTACGCTTTACTGACATGAGAGCAAAAAGAAAATCCAA